GGTTTGATTGTATTCACTGCCGCAAAGCTACAACCAAACCTCAAAGTGTAAAAGGTGCATTTCTTCGAATGCTTACGTTCTATCCAACGGTGTAACTGAGCCGATGCACTACGCGGTGTACTTTTGGGGAAATAAGCCTGCGCCAATTCGCACATATATACTGCTGCCATATCAAACTGAAATAATAGTGTTTTACGGATAAAAACTACCCGCAAGTAAATGGTTGGTTACTTACGGGTGGTTAGTAAATTACTTACGGGTAGCCTATTAACTACCCATAAGTGAAATTTTAGCCCAGAGGATCTTCCTCGTCATTACCGCCTGGTTGTACACCTCCTCCCGATGTCTCACCCTCACCTCCCGACAATGCGGCCTCCTTCAAGGTCGGCACACGCTTGAACGTCAGTCCGCCATCGCCTGCACGAGTGGCAGCCTTAATGGGCTTACCCGGACGGAACTGGATGCTGGCACCCGTAATGTTGGCCGATGTAAACTCCTTTTCGGTCAAAGCGCCTTCACTCTGAAGCTGGAGCTGGAAACTGCCAAAGCTCTCCAGCCGGACAATCTTTCCGGCGGCCAGATGCTTGTTTACCTGCTTGATCAAAGCCCGTAAAGCATTGAGCACGTCTCCGTCGGTCAAAGTTGTGGCGTAAGCAATATCTTCGGCCATTTCGTCCATTGTCACCTCGCCATTAGCCTGCATCTTGGCGTAGTACTTCTTTTCACCGTCGGGGTTACCCGGTTCGCTGCTCATCAGAGCGAGGGAATAATTCACACTCATTGTTTTCTCCTTTCTTTTTTGTTAAGACTTCGTTTGAATTTCACGTTGCGAAGTTCGGCTATTTCCCAAAGGCGGCGTATGATAGTACGGATAAGCGTTGCAAAACTGGTAATAACTTGGTATAAAAGGAAATATCATTTATTTCTTCTTCTACGCGAAGCCATGTCCTTACCCTTCACTTTTGTAACCTTCGTCCCGGTAACGGTATGGAGCTTGTCACGCTGCATGATTACTAAATTCCTGTATGGCATCTCATAAACCACTTCCCGATAGGACAGATGCAGATTTTCCATGAACGATGCAATCTGGCCCCAAAGAGTATCATTGCCTACAACCTCGGTTTCGCTGCCAGCAGGCTTACGTTCCTCGCCAAGCTGGCAGCTTTGAGAAAAACCTTGGAATCAATCATAGAGAGTGCTTCATCCAATGCGTCCACATTTTCTTCGTATGTTCCTTTGGCTAACTCTTCACCTAAACTTTCATCACCTGTAATCAGCCAGGATAAAGCCTTACTATACGCTTCACTTTCTCCTAAAGACAGTAAAACTTCTTTCAGGTTATCAGCCTCTTTTACTCCAGCTAAGCAAGATATAGCACCTGAAAGTTTATGTATTGTAGGTGGATATACCGTGTATGCTTTTCCAGCTACAAACACGGTCCGAAAGTCAGTTCCAATAATCGATTCTGATATTATTTTTGCTCCTTGATTCATATTCATAAACAATTAAGGGGTAAGCTATCAAGCCCACCCCTCCATTCAACCTAAAATACAATCTATCCCTTTAGAAATTAACCTCCTGCTGTAACCTCAGAAGAATCAAACCAATATTCCGGTGCGACAGCCGCATTTTGTGGTTCCAGTTCCACTGCACTTACAGGAATACCTACGGCCTTGTCTGTTGTGGCTTCACGAGCACCTATGTCAGCACGTGGAATCACGCAATACTGGTCATCGTCAGTCAAAGCAACAAGTAACTTCTCAATGTTTACCTTGCCTCTTGCTCGTTTCCAACCCTTATCAGTGTTAATAATATCACCACCCATAAGGTCTTTCTTAGTAGGATAGTCATACTCACCGATAGTGAAGTTTACAGTAACATCACCCATTTCCTTATCACTTCGATAGGTCTGATTCGTGAGCTGGTTCTTGTAATTTGTACGACTTGCTTCCGCTTCTTCAATCGTCCATGTATCCTGATGGATATTCTTGATTTCTTTCAAGGTTTCACCCTGCAAAAGAGTATGCAAGGCTTGTCCTGTCAAATCTGCGGTAATCTCGCTTGTTTCGCCATACCAAAGTTTCTTGATATTCGCGGCTGTGACTTTCTTTGCTTCTGCCATATTATTTCACATTTAAAACTTCAAACAAAATTCTTACATTCACATAGTGACACTTCAAGGATGTGTCCTCCTCGGTCCCAATTGATTCGATGGAATAATGATAGGTCGTACCGTCATAGCGTCCTGTCACACCGTCAAAAAGGCCTTGTGCCTGTTTCTCCAGTTTGTTCAGCCGGATGGTGTTGGCTTCACCTTCTTTCAAGTCAGGAACACAAAGATTCACCTCAACGAAGGATTTCTTCCAGTATGTGCCCGGCTGTTGCTTTTTGGAGTGAATTACAATCCTTTCGGACTTCATCGGTCCTGTCAGTTTCTTACCATGGGGAACGATGGCTATGCCGAAAGACTGGCAGTCACGGTAGAGTATGTTCGCTATGTCGGTAGTCACTATCATTTGATTTCCTCCTTCAATCGTCTCTCAGCGTATAGAGCCGCACCAGTTGATACTTCATAGCCTTTAGATTCGACGTGCGAGGCATATTCAGCAACGTTTTTTATCACCAGCCCGTCATCCTCAACTGAATACTTGTTTGACTTACGGAGCGTTCCGGTCCGGTTCTGATAACTGCCGTTCTTCACAGCATAATCGACAGCTTCTTTCCCAACCTTATCTTCAACAGCTTTCACCTCGGCATAACCTTGGTCGAAAAAGCTGTCCACGTCCGAAAAGTCAAACTTTACATCCATACCTCTGAGTAACCAAAATAATTCGTATTCTTAACCATGTAAACCTCGCCTGTACCCCGGATATTCTCACCGTCCATACATCTGATTTCATCACCAGCACTCAGTGAGATTTTCTTCTCACAGACTACATGATAGTTCGGCCGGTACACCTCACCGTTCTCCGAAGTGAACTCCTTGGTGGAGTTATCGTCACACCGGCACTTGCATACGTCCTGCCAGCTTTCTCCACCGGTACCGGGAATAGGCCGGCCGAACTCGTCTGTGTCCATTGGAGTGGTGACCTTAACTTGTAATGTATGCGGAGCAAATATCATAGGAATCTGACTTTAGGTTTATCTGACAGCGTGTCTTCAAGACCGTACTTCTTGCACAAAAACGAGTAGTATTCCTTTACTCCCTTGATGTCCCAGGACATAGAGAAACCGTTCTCGCTGATGGAAGTTGCACGGAGTAATAGAGAGGG